GGTTCCGCCACGGTTTATTTCACCGATGACGACACCACCATCGCCAACCGCTTGATTGAAGACGTGATTCAGCGCAAGCAAGCTGGTGCAACCTTCAAGCTTTACACCGATCTGGTGTTGTCATCTGGATCACCTGACGACACAGCTAGCACCTCAATTGAGGTTCCTGCTGTGATCAACTCTGCATCGTTTGCCGTTACGCCTGATGATGCACAGGCTGTTGAAATTAGTTTCCGTCCTACTTCAGCTCCTGCTTTCGACTTCGCACGTTCTTGATAAAGCGAGAACATTGCTCGGCCCCTGACTTGTGCCAGGGGCTTTTTTGTGTGTAAAATGCAAACGAATAGCGGAATTTTTCGTGCCTAGTGCTCTCGAACGGCTGAAAAAAGCAGCAAATTTGCAGCCGGTCAAAAAAGTTGTCACCCTCAACGATGGTTCTGAATTTGAGTTTTGGCGTACGCCATTGACAATGGCTGAGCGTGAGCGTGCCCAGAAAGCATCAAAAGGCGATGACGGTGCATTTGCGCTGCAGTTGTTCTTGATGAAAGCAATGGACGAAAGCGGCAATAAGCTGTTTAGTCTCGGTCAAGCAGCAGAATTCAAAAACGAAGTGCGTGACGCTGATTTGCAGCAACTGATGCTGGCTGTGATTCAAGAGGACGAACCGGAAGAAATCGACCCAAAATCCTAAAGGCCGAGCTGAAAAAAGATAATTTTCTAAGACTGCAGCTTGGCGTGGCAAAAGAGCTTGGCTATACGTTGACCCGGCTTTGCAACGAAGTGACTTTGGAGGAGCTGTTTATATGGTCAGCATATTTTGGCTTGCTGAATGAGGAACAAGAAGAACAGTTGAAAAAAGCGAAGCGCAGGCGCTAAAGTTGAATGAATAGGCGTTGAGTTATGGCTGCTGTTGCTCGCGTTGGCGTAGAACTTGATTCACGCGGCGCGATCAGTGGTCTGCGTGGACTTGATGCACAGGCAAGGAAGACGCAAGGTGCGTTCACTGGTCTAAAAAACGCTGCTTTAGCAGTTGGCTCTGCTGCGGCTGCAATTAAAGGGGCTCAATTTGTATTTGCAAAAACTGCTGAGCTAGAAACTCAAACACGCAGCCTGAAAGTTCTAACTGGTTCGCTCCAGGACGCTCAAAAGGTCATTAAAGAGCTGCAAGATTTCGGTGCAGTAACGCCCTTCACAAGTAGCGAGCTGATTGAAACAGCAAAACGTTTGAAGGCGTTTGGTTTTGAGACTGAGAACATTGTTGATGTCACAAAACGGCTTGGTGATATTGCAGGTGCAACTGGTGCAGACCTAGGCGGCATCGCTACTGCCTTTGGTCAGATTCAAGCCAAGGGCAGGTTGCAGGGCGAAGAACTATTGCAGCTGCAAGAGCGTGGTGTTGACCTGCAAGGCACGTTACGCAAGGAATATGGGCTAACTGCAGATGAGTTCCAAAAAGCGCTCAGCAAAGGCCAGATCGGTGCTGATGCTGTCAATTTTGCACTCGAAAAACTAACGAACACTGGTGGCAAATATGCTGATGGCGCGATAGCGCAATCCGATACTTTAGCAGGTAAATTTTCAACCATTGAAGACGGAATAGGCCGTTTAGCAACAGCCGTAGGCACAACGCTTGAGCCAGCAATCAAATTTGTTCTTGATCTTGCCATACAAGCGGTAAACGAAATCACAACACTATTAGGCAAGGGTGCAGAGGCAAGAAATTTTGGGCTAAACCAAAAACAATTAGACGAAATTGATAGGAAAGCAAGAGAGACCGCAGAGCAAATCGGCAAAGCGCGAGGATATGGTTTTTTAGATCCAAGGACAGCGTTACTGCAGGCGCAAATTGGTCGAGATATGTTGCGTCAATACGGTTTTGAGTCTGGGCAATTACAGTTGCCAACGGAAGCCGCAGCTGGCACAGCTCCTCAAAGGCCAGAGCTAGGCGGTGGAAGTGGTGGAAGTGGTGCTGGTAAAGCTGCTCGTGGCAGCAAAGAGCGCGTTGACATGACAAAAGAGCTGTTCGGGCTCAACCAACGTCTTAGGCAGGAAATTGAGGCAGGAAATAAACGTGAGGCCGCAACTCTTGAGCTAATGATTCGCCGTCAAGAGATTGCAGAAAGCAATCTTTTGCCTATTGAAAAAGAAAATGAACTGCAGGAGGCATTGTTCAGCTTTCGTCGCGACATTTTTAATATTGACGAGCGTATTTCTAAACAGCGCAAAAAAGATCAGGCAGATGCGGCTAGAGCATTCCAAGATCAAATTGAGCAGCAGGAAGAGTTGGCACGTAGACAGCGTGAGGCTGATCCTGGCTTCCAAATGAAAAAGCAGCTAGAGGAGTTGCTAGATGTCCAAAATCAAGTCGCAGCTGGTGCCACTGTTATTGGCAACGCATTTGCAGGTGCATTCAAAGGCGTCATAACTGGCAGCAAATCCGCTGAGGATGCACTTAAGGACATGCTTGCCGCTACGGCTGAGCATTTCTTGGATATGGCAATGCAGATCATCGCGCAGCAAATCACGATGATCTTGTACGGCACGATCATGAAGGCGCTTGGTATTAGCGGTGGTGCTGGTGGTGGCTTCGGCAGTGGCGCTTCAGCACCTTTGACTTCAGGGCTTGATTTTTCTTCAGCATTCGCAGAAGGCGGATTTGTTTCAGGCCCAACTAACGCACTTATTGGCGAAGGTGGTGAACCGGAATATGTCATTCCTGAAAGCAAGATGCGCGAAAGCATGGCGCGTTATTCGCGTGGTGCTCGTGGCGGTTCTGTTATCCCTGAAAGTGGCTCAGACAATTCTGCTGAAGGTGGCGGAACAGCAGTTGCCGCACCAATCGACGTTCGCTACACCGTGGAGCGCATTAACAACGTTGATTATGTGACGGCTGATCAGTTCCAAGCTGGCATGAGGCAAGCTGCTAATCAGGGTGCTAAACAGGGTGAACAGCAAACATTGAAGCGGTTGCAAATGAGCAGTGGCACTCGTAAGAGGTTGGGAATGTGACGACATTTGCTTTTGGTCATGTCTTAAGGATTACGCCTAAGGACACCGTTGACTTCCGGTTTCAAAACTTTTTCATCGGTAAACAGATGACGCACAAGGGCGACGAATACCAGTTCGTCCCGTTTGGTTTTTCTGGTGTCACCGTCAACCGCACAGGTGATGGCTTGGAAGCATCGCTGGTTTTTCCCAATAACGATTTAGCCCGCTCTTGGGGCATCAACGCTATTGAGGGCAGCTACTTGATGGAGGTTGAAGTCTTGATCATTGAAGACTCTGATCCTGACTCTGGCCTTACGGCTTCGCACACCATTGTTCACACCTACACAGGCGTTGTCACTGGCGGTCAATGGGACAACACCTCGCTCAACCTAGAGCTGAGTTCTGTGTTGGATGCCGTTGGAACGGACGTACCAAGGCGTTCATTGACGCAGCGCATGGTTGGTAACTTACCGATTAGTAGCAGTGTCCGATTGCAGTGATCTAATCGGAATGCCGTATCGCTTCGGCGCTGACGGCAGTGACGGTCATATTGACTGCATTCACATGTGTTATCAGGCATTGGAGCGGATGGGTATTGAAGCACCACCGTTCAAGCAGTCGTGGTATGAAGCAAGCAAATGGGAGATCTGTCGTGATCTAATGCGTTGGGGTTCTCGGGTAAAAAAGCCGAAGTATGATGGGGATATTCTGCTGCTACCGCAGCAATCCTGGGCATTCGCAGTCACATGGCAGACGGGAATCTTGTACGTCAATCGAATGTCGGAGAAGGTTCAGTGGTCTTCGGCCCATCTGTTTACGACTTGCCCCTGCTTCCGTTCGAGAAAGAGTTAATCAAGACGATTGGGATAACGGAAGATGAGTATCGCAAGTTTGCTGCTGAGGTAAGACGCAAGGGCGTGGTGCGTCCAGCTGAATACGATCACCTTCCAGACGTTCGCAATGAAGCAACTACTGCGATCCTTGTCAATCTTGCTATCAGCCTTGTGCTGACTGGTATTTCATATCTGCTAACACCAAAGCCCAAGATGCCAGAGGCATCAAAGCGGTCACAGTTAGATCTGGGAAGCGTCAACGCTGGCAACCGTTTTACGCAAAGCCGCGGCTTTGACTCGCTCAACGAGCTAGCAGATTACGGCGCACCCGTTCCAATCATTTTTGGTCTTTATAGCGAGGCTCAAAAAGTTGGTGGAATGCTCGTTACGCCAAAGCTTGTTTGGTCACGGATGTTTAGCCATGGAACGCAGCAATCAGCCAAGCTGATGTTTGTGGTAGGCGAACAAGGTGTTGGCGACGATATAGCACCTGACGGTATTGAAAAACCAGATCTTGAGGGAATTTTTCTTGGCAACAATGCGCTAGACGTTGTTCATGAAGATTTTTTTGCTGTTTATTGGAAAAATGACACGACAACATCAGGGCGAAGCCGTATAAGGGCACGTGATCTTATTTTTGGAACGCGAGGTAGTGCGGATTCTGGAGATCCCACTGGATATGACGCTCCTGACGATGATGTGTTTTTGTGTCCAAGTAATGTTGCTGATCAAACGACAGATTTTTGCCACGCCTATTCTCCCGCTAATAACCTAAGTTTTGGCAATTACGGCGCTATTCCAAACGGCAATGGCTATAGGGTTAATTATGAAACTGTGTCCATCCCTGATGGAACGGACAATAAACAGGTTTATGTTTTAGTTCTTCGTCGCATGAAGATTGTTGGCGATCAAAACCTAAACGTCGGGGCTGGAAACGAAGACGATTTGCAGAAAGTTCGCAAACAAGACATGGAGGGTGAAGGGCGACAGTACAGCCCTCGCATGGGCTTAGTCAAGCTTATTAAAGCAAATGGCAGCATCATCACAGTTGATGATGATTATTCAGGTAAAAGATCAGCCGTAGTAGAAGTAAGGTCTAATGATAAATTGGAATTTGAAATTAACCCATCATCAATACCTGAAGACAAATATCAACGCAGCAATAACAGAGGCGGGGAGAATGTTGACGACATAAACTCAACTGTTGCAGCAGAGCAACTTGCCGCTGATGATGAAATGCAAGTTGGCGAAAGATTTGCTATTGGCAATACACTTTGGAAAGTAACTAACAGAAAGCTGGAGCGATTTGATCCAGATGCCAATGAAACTCAAATTATTACGTTGCGTTGCGTTGACTCTGACGAGTCACGTCAAAGAGAAGTCGGCTTGGTTAGTCGGAATTTAGTTATTCAGCCGAAAACGGGCTTTATCAATGATGAAGCCGGAGTTGGCGCGGCATTTTTTCCTATTACCCGAGTTTCAACAGGCTTGGTCAGAAACAACAGACCTGCTGTCGTTACTGAAATTGGTTTACGCAGCAAGGTCTTTCAACGATTGAATGGCTTGTGCGCTTTTAACACAGTGCCGACTCCTAGTGAGTTGGACGATTTTGATGACGAAGAAGTCACCGTTCGCTCTGGAACGTATACAGGAACGATCAAAAAATCTTCTGTGTTTCAGGTATTTGTGCGGCAGGCTGGGTTGGATGAAAATGGAGACTCGTTTAGATTTGAACGGATAGACATTTATTTTGTGGTTACAGGCAGCAGGCCGGTTGATCAATATAACTTTATCCGTTTCACTCATCCGCAACAAACAGAACTTGAGTTCAAATTTGTAGGTATCCCTGCGTCTGAGCTGCGTGCTCTTCCAGACACGCAAGAGGTAATCAGGCTTTCAGCCTCTGTTTCTGACGAGAAAAAAGACTTGTTGCGTTTGAACGCAAGCGTTCCAGGACTTGGCACGTTTGGAGTGGCTGTTGCTGGAACGAGAACAACCAAGTTGCAAATTAGACTTAATAAGGAATTTATTCGTAAGCCTCGATTTATAAGCGTAGGCGGCAGCAGAGACCTTCCGCAAGAGGTCGAGCGCAGCATTGTTTTGCCGCAGGATACGCAAGGTGATGTTGAAACTGTGGAGGCGATTGAAAGAGAGGCAAATATATCCAATAGCGATAGCATTACATCAGGCAAAAATGGAGCGTTTTTCCACGAAATTTTTGGCAGCTGTGATAACGATCCGATCAACGAAGGCGGTATAAAGACTATACAAACAAGAGAAAGGTTCGGCTTAGGTAGATGGATTGTTGTTAAATGGACTGTGCAAAAGAAAAGGCTTTCAAGCACTCATTACGCGCATGTAAATAATGGCGTGACATTTACATGGGCTTTTGTGAGTTGTGCTGCTGTAGGCAGCTCAGACCAGTACAGGGTTGGTGATGTTATCGAGTTTAAGCGTGGCCTAAACTCCACAGAAGACGATAGTGAAGGCACGGCCTATACAAATGCAAATCCATTTGTGCCTAACAACCCTGGTGGAACGATGACGTTTTCTGGTCAGCGTTACAGGGTGACTGATACTGAACGACGAGAATTTGCTGTTGGTCGATCTCAGGGATATTATTACGAGCTTTTTGGCAGTGCAGCTAATTTAAATATCGGAGAATCAAAAACTATTGTTCGCAATTACCCCAATGGTTCAAAGAAAATTAAAGTACAAATGACCGCAACAGTGAAAGAACAAGTTAATCATTTTAGCGGCGAAGCAAAAGGATGGAATCACCCCCAAAATATATCAGTTGTTCAAGATTCAGACACAACAGACAACTGGAGAGAAGGAGATACTTACGACGACTTAGTAACCGTTTCATCTGCTAATCCCTACATTACTGCTTACAGAAATGTTGGCTTTAGATATGTCATTGGTGACATTAGAAGGACAGAATCTCAAACAACCTTTGACGGTGAAACATTCTTTGAGTCACAGAGTCAATATGCAGACCTTAGTCTTTATAGAGGACTGGTTCAAAAGTCAAACGAGTCAGAGCCCGAACACAGCATTGTTTATGTTAATGAAATTGTGCCTAATGCTCAGGTGCCCACATATAACAATATGTCGATTGCTGGCTTGTCATTGAAAGCAAGCCGTAATTTTACCAGCTTGGATCAAATGCGTTGCTGGTTAAGCAGCGGGCTGCATGTCAAGAGATTGCATCCTGACTTGTCTGTTTACAACCTAGGAAGCCTGAGTGTTAATGGAAAAGCTTCAGGTCCAAGCAATCTGTTTACCGATCTGGTCTTTTATCTGCTGACCAATCAAATGGGTGGAGCAGGAGGCTTGTTGAAGATAGATGAAAACAATCCAACGCTGTTGAATCAAGATGATTTTGAAGAGACTTCACGCTTTTTGCACGCACAGAAGTTGTTCTTCAATGGCGTTCTTGGAGACAAGACGAACCTGCGTCAGTACATCACAGACACAGCACCTTACTTCTTGTGCAACTTTGTGATTATGGATGGCAAGTTTTCACTTAAGCCTGCTATTCCTCACATGGCAGACAGTGGTCAAATCAACCTTGGCCCGGTGCCGATTAAGCAGCTGTTTACGGCTGGCAACATCCTTGAAGACAGCTACAAGCTTGAGTATTTAAGGAGTGAAGAGCGCAGGCCGTTCAAGGCAGTCATGCGTTACAGGAAAGAGACTAAAAACAAGTTGCCTGAAGAAAAGGTTGTAGAAGTCAAGCTACCAAATCAACTAGAAGAGTACGGCTTGACTTTGCTGCCTCAAGAGCAATTTGACTTGACTCAGTTCTGCACTTCCGAAGACCATGCCATCAAAGTTGCCAAGTATTTCTTAGGCATCCGCAAGCTGGTATCCCACACGATCAGCTTTTCAACGACTGTGCATGGCTTGGACTTGAGTGCAGGGTCTTACATCAAGGTGATAACGACTTCCAGCCCTTACTCCAGTGCCAATAACGGAACGATCAGCAGCACTGGAGCGGTGACAAGTGTGCGAGACATGCCCGATGGTCAGTATTCAGTATCTTTCTTCAAAACAGATTCAGAAGACGTTGAAGACGGAATTATGGAGGTGAGCGATGGCAGGGTGTCTGACTCGACTTTCCATGACTCAGTTTTTACTATCAAGGATGAATCTGTTTCGCAAAACGTTTACGTCGTGGAACAACTGACCTTCTCTCAGGAAGGGACAGTTGACATCGTTGCTTCAGAGCATCCCTGCGATAATGATGGTGTCAGCGAGCTTGCGAAGCTGATCGCAAGTGAAACCTCTGTTATTACAGTTCGATCCTGATGGCTTTCCCTTCGCTTGTTCCAACGTCTCGCTCGTTTGAGTCAGGCGACTATCCAGTCAAAACGTTCAAGGCCCAGAATGGCAAAGAGCACCGGATTCTGTACGGCAGCAACCGTACCAACATGAAGCTGTCGTTGAGCTACGCGAACATCACGGACGCCAACGCCGAGTTGTTTTTGGATCATTACGACGAAGTGCAGGGCACTTTTCAGACGTTCATTATTGGCGGATTGGAAGAAAGCCGTGGTGGCTGGAAGGGTAATAAAGATGCGATTGGAGCGGGATCTCATGGCAATAACTACAGGTACGAGGGTCCACCACAAGTCGCGCAGGTGCGACCTGGGATCAGCACTGTTACAGTGAATCTGATTGGTGTGCTCTGATGGCAAAGGTCTACACCGGCAGAGATGGGGTATTGCAGCAAGGTGGAACGACCCTTGCTAAGGTCGTCAATTTCCAGCTGTCGTCAAATTTAGAAACACTTGAGACGACAACGCTGAATGAGAATATCCGCAGCTATGTGCCTGGCGTTGCTGGATACAGCGGCAGTGCCACGTTGTTGTACTACAAAGACGACAGCGGCATAATTAACACGACTAATGTTTTAAACAAGCTTTACAAGACTGGTACTGATGGTGTTAGCAGTAGCGATACGGTTGAGCTGACATTTCGTTGGATCGATGGAGCGGATAACAATGACATCAAGCTGACTGCGTATATCACGAGTGCATCTATTGGTGCGGCAACAGGCGACATTGTTAGAGCTGAGATTGCATTCCAGGGCACTGGAGCATTGTCTACCGTGACGATCTCATGACGGTATATCTCGGAGCCCAAGGCGAAATTGAATTAAAGCGTATTTTCAACGGTGGTACGTTGCAGTCCACCATTGACGCCGCCGATGTCAACGCATCGCGTAAGCGTTTTAGTTTTGACTTCGAGCATGGACAGTTAATTACTGGCGATCAAGTCCAAATTACAAGTACAAATGGGAGTGCTTTAAGTTTTATCAGTGGCTATACCGACACAAGTATTACAAGGTTCGTTCATGTTGACGAGCTAGACGGCATCAGGCTTTACGACTCTTTTGGCAGTGCTGTCAATGGAGAAACGACGGACGCAATAGCTCTTGCCACGCCAGGTAGTTCTATCCCGATTGAGGTCAGTGTTCGTGGCTCCGCCAAGCGTGTACTTGCTCAAGTCAGCAGCTTTGAAATAAATACCGAACGCGAAACGGTAGATACAACGGTCTTGTCGGATGAGTTTCGCACAAGAGTAAATACGTTGATCTCAGGTTCAGGTCGTATCACTGCTTTCTGGGAATACGCAGGCAATCAAACTCAAGAACTACCAATGTATTTATACGAGTTGGCTCATCGTACAAAAGTTGGCAGTAATTTTAGCGGCAATTTTTACATCAAAAAAGCTGACTACAACCCTGACGGACTTCCAGACCAAGGAAATGATGAAGTATGGTGGCAAGTTGAAGGAATTATCACAGCAGCTGCAATTCAATTTACACCTGACAGCACCGTGCAGATTACTGCTGATTTCATAACGACAGGCGAGTTGCAGTTACGGATGAAGTTGGAACCTTCAGGCGACGTTCTCTTGCAAGAAGACTCCGGTCAAATACGATTGGATCAGGACAGCTCCGCTAGAGTGCTGTTACAGCAGGATTTTTAACCGGGAGCTAGCCGCCCATGGCTGACCTAAAAATTAGTGAGCTTAATGCGCTTGCTGGCTCTGCTTTAGCTTCCGCGGATCTGGTTGCTGTTGTCGATAACAGCGCCAGCGAGACCAAGAAGCTGACGATTGGCGATCTTGTTGCCAATGGCGTCACGCTGATCAGTGACGACACGATTCCTGGCGCAAAGATTCTGTTTGCCGCAGGCGATATTGCGACAGCAGACATTGCTGACTCTGCGATCACCACGGCCAAGCTTGCAGATGATGCTGTTACTGCAGCCAAGCTTGCTAACGAATCAACAGTTGATCTGGTCACAACGCTGCCTGCCTCTGGAGCGTTTACAGGTCAGCTTGCTTTAGATACTGATGACAACAACCTGTACTGCTGGGACGGCAGTGCATGGCAAAGCCTGAAAGCTGCTGGTTCGATTAATGCCGTTAGCGGCAGCACCGTTGGCATCGTTGACATCACTGCGACAACGACTGGTAGCAGCGTTGCGATTGCAGCCGTCATCAATGACACGTCTGCAGCCAATCAATTTATGGCTGGACCTACCAGTGCTGGTGGTGCAGTTGCGTTTAGAACGATTGACGGCAGTGACATTCCGGTTGCGACGAGCAGCGCCAAAGGCGGTGTGATCGTCAACGGTGAAGGACTCCGCATGGACTCCAACACCATTGAGGTTGATAACGACGTAACGCTCAGCACTACGCACCATGTCGTTACTTACAACGCAAAAGGTCTGATCACTGGTGGTCGTGCGATTACAGCTAGCGATCTTCCTGCTGCAACCAGTTCCGCTAAGGGTGCTGTTATCCCTGGAACGGGTTTATCTGTTGATGGCAGCGGCAACTTAAATCACAGCAATACCATTTCGACTGGCACCTTTACGAAGGTAACGATTGACGGCCAAGGTCACGTCACAACTGGTGACACCCTTGCTGCTGATGATGTTCCTGATCTTCCGGCATCGAAGATTACGAGCGGCACGTTTGGCTCTGCATTGCTGGCATCTGGAGCGGTAACAGCAGCCAAGTTGGCTGATGCGTCTATCACCAAATTTGGTGGTGCAGGCGCAACTGATAACGTCGTCACCTTCCCGGATGGTGACTTCAAGGGTCAGTTTTTCTTTGACGAGCTGAACGAAGACCTTTATATCTATACGGGCACTTCGTATCTGCCGATCAC